AGGGTGTCAAGTATTTCATGAATAAAATTTGTGTTAAGCACAAACCAAGAGACTATCAATACAAGGCAGTATATGAGGCACTGAAGAATCACCGCAAACTTCTGTTGTCTCCCACAGCATCTGGTAAGTCTCTGATGATTTACTCTCTGGTGCGTTACTACGTTGCACAACAGAAACGTATCCTTATTATTGTGCCTACTACATCATTGGTGGAGCAGATGTATTCTGACTTTGCTGACTATGGTTGGGATGTAGATGAGTATTGCCACAAAGTATATGGTGGTAAAGATAAAAATACTGACAGAGAAGTAGTCATCTCAACTTGGCAGTCTATCTACAAATTCCCCAAGAGATACTTTGATGACTTTGAATGTGTCATCGGTGACGAGGCACACCAGTTTAAGTCTAAGTCACTGACTGGCATCATGACAAAGTTACACCAGGCAAAGTATCGTTTTGGTTTTACAGGCACACTTGACGGGTCTGCTACACACAAGTGGGTGCTAGAAGGTTTGTTTGGTCCTTGTGCTCAGGTAACCAAGACTGACAGACTTATCAAAGAGGGTCACCTAGCAGAGTTTAGGATTAAGATTCTATTACTACGGCATGAGCCTCAGACATTCTTTACTTACCAAGATGAGATTGATTATCTTGTGGAGCATAAGAAAAGAAACAATCTGATTAAAAACCTAGTCAGGGACTTGAATGGAAACACTCTAGTCTTGTTTAACTACGTCGATAGACATGGTTTGCCTTTATACGAGAGCATAAATAAGAGCATAGGTGAAACCCGAAAGGTTTTCTTTGTTTATGGTGGAGTAGATACTGAAGAGCGTGAAGAAATCAGAAGCATTACAGAGCGTGAAAAAGACGCTGTAATCGTTGCCTCATACGGCACATTCAGCACAGGTATCAACATTAGAAATTTGCATAACGTTGTATTTGCATCACCTTCTAAATCTAGAGTAAGGAATCTCCAATCTATTGGAAGGGTGCTACGCAAAGGTGAAGGAAAAGATTTAGCAACACTATATGATATTGCTGACGATATTTCTGAGAAACCAAATAAGAATTATACGTTAAAACATTTAGAAGATAGAATTAATATCTACCAAGAAGAAAACTTTAATTATGAAGTAATTAAAATTAACGTCTAATATGGAAGAAGAATTCTATGCATCAATAAAATTAATGTCAGGCGAAGAAATCGTTGCTAAGGTTTCTTACGATAACGATGAAGATGTTCTCATTATTGAGAATCCTCGCCTAGTTAATGTGATTGAAATGAAAAGAGGTAAATCAAACATGAAAGGGTTTACCTTTGATGCATGGATGGCAGCGACTTATGATGAGATGTTTATCATCAAAAAAGACCACATCCTCACAATCACAGAATTAGATACAAAGATTAAAAAATTCTACACCCGCTTCTTACAAAAGGAGAATGGTGAGATTGAAGATACAACAAAGGTAGATATCAAACACCAAAGAGGATATATGTCCTCAGTAAAAGAAGCCCGTAAGTCTTTAGAAGAACTCTTTAAAAGAAGCTAATAATCTTTGAAACGCTACATCGCTAATTATACAGAGATTTAGAGGTCTTGTCAAGTCCCTTGCATTTTCTTGAATAAGGTGTTACAATACAAACAAGGATAAGTAAGACCATGGCAAGAAGAAAGACAGAGAATTATGTAAACAACAGAGACTTCCTAGATGCTCTGATGGTTTATCGTAAAGAAGTTGCCGAGGCAGAAGCAAACGGGCAACCCAAACCTCGCGTCCCTCCTTACATTGGAGAGTGCTTTCTCAAGATTGCAACACACTTGTCATACAAACCAAACTTCGTAAACTACATGTTTAGAGAAGACATGATTTGCGACGGTATTGAAAACTGCTTACAATACATTCACAACTTTAATCCAGAAAAGTCTACTAATCCTTTTGCATACTTCACTCAAATTATCTACTTTGCTTTCCTTCGCCGCATCTCTAAAGAAAAGAAACAGTTAGAAATCAAAGCAAAGATTCTAGAGAAGTCTGGTTTTGATGAAGTTTTACATACAGATAGTCACACTGGTGACATGGCAGGTTATAGTAGTAGTGCCTCCGACTTGAATAGCATCAAAGAGTCCCTTGAGATTAGATATAAACGATGATTGCTCTTATCACTGACCAGCACTTAGACGGAAGAAAAGGTAGTGTTGCTTTTTGGGAATACTTCAAAAAATTCTATGATGATGTTTTCTTCCCCACGCTGGAAAAGAAAGGTATCAAGAGCATCATTGACCTAGGTGATACATTCGACAACCGTAAAGGTATTGACTTTAATGTATGGAGTCGTGTGCGACAGTATTACTTCCAACGTCTTGAGGACATGGGTATTACTGTCCATATGATTCTTGGTAACCACTGTGTGTATTACAAGAATACTAATCAAGTAAACTCACCTGACCTGCTGCTCGATAGTTTCCATAACATCAATGTTATCTCTACTGCCCGTGAGGTTACAGTAGAGGGACGAAAGATTCTTATGTTGCCTTGGATTAATTCTGAGAATAGAGAGAAGACATTCAAAGTTATTGAAGAGAGTGACGCTGAAATTTGCATGGGTCACCTTGAGTTGAATGGTTTTGAAGTTACTCCTGGCATGAGAATGGAGCATGGGATGGACCCCAAGATTTTCTCTAAATTTAAACAAGTATTCTCAGGTCACTTCCACCACAAGTCTAAGAAAGGTAACATCCAGTATCTTGGTAATCCTTATCAGATGTTTTGGAATGACTATAAGGATGAAAGAGGATTTCATCTCTGGAATCCTGACACTACCAAACTTACTAGAGTCAAGAATCCTTATGAGATTTTCCAAAAGGTTTTCTACAACGAAACTACAGAGTCACATCTAGAGTTTGACCTCGACAAGTGTAAGCATTCATTTGTCAAGATTGTAGTTGAGGATAAGAAAGACTACCAAGAGTTTGAGAAGTTTGTGGAGAATGTCTATTGCAAGAAACCACATGATGTCAAAATCATTGAGACCTTTGTCAATGATACATTCTTGGAAGACGATGATAGTGTAGAGGTCAAAGATACATTGACTTTGCTCAACGAATACATCGACGAAGTTGACCTAGCAGTCAACAAAGATAAACTAAAATCTCTCATGAGGTCCCTATATATTGAGAGTTGTGAGGTAGTATAATGTTTCTCATCACCCTCAAGGACCAACCTGATGGAGTCTATTCTCTAATATCAGAAGAGGGTGAGCATGTCATCTTTTTCTTTGAGGAGGAAGATGATGCCGACAGATACCTCATGCAACTAGAGCAACATGAAGACCACCAAGACCTGCCAGAGATGACAGTTGTTGAGGTGGACATTGACATTGCATCAAAAGTATGCGAAGATAAAGGATACCACTACACAGTGGTAACTCCAGACGACGTGATAGTGCCACCCAACGATTTATGATTATTTTTGAAAACCTGAAGTGGAAAAACTTTCTCAGCACAGGCAATCAGTTTACTGAAGTCAACCTGGCACAAGACAAGAGCACTATCATTGTTGGTGCCAATGGTGCAGGTAAATCTACAATCCTAGACGCACTCACCTTCGCGTTGTTTGGAAAACCTTTTCGCAAGATTAACAAACCACAACTCCTTAACTCTATCAACATGGGAGATTGTGTTGTCAATCTTAACTTCAACATCGGCAGGAATAAATATGAAGTAACGCGAGGTATTAAACCTGCGGTATTTGAAGTTAAGCAGAATGGTGTAGCACTGAATCAAGACTCGTCTGTTGTTGACCAACAGAAAAATTTTGAGCAAACCATTCTCAAAATGAATTACAAATCTTTCACACAGATTGTCGTATTGGGGTCCTCTACCTTCGTGCCTTTTATGAGGTTGCCGCTGGCAGCACGAAGAGATATCATTGAAGACATTCTGGACATTCAAATTTTCTCATCAATGAATGTCAATCTGAAAGATAAGATTAGAAACATTAATGATGAATTAAAAGACCACGAATATAAACTGTCGCTTGTCAAAGAGAAGATTGACATGCAGAAGCAGTTTATGCTCGACATCGAAAAGAAGAATAAAGAAGACATCCAGGAAAAAGAATCTCGTAAGGAGCAATTCCTGACTGAGGCTTTAGGTTATGAAACTGAGATACTCAATAACGACAAGGAAATCGACGAGAAGAGCTCTGCCATTTCAGACACGCAGAAAATTAAAACAACGATTGCTAAAGTCGAAACACTCAAGAATAAAATCTCAACTAAACAAAACGCATACACAAAAGAGAAATCATTCTTTGAAGAAAATGATTCTTGCCCCACATGTGGTCAAGGTATCGAAGAGCATTTCAAACATGAGAAGGTCTCGCTTCTCTCGGATAAACTTGCTGAGGTGGAGAAAGCAATGTCTGATTTGGGACAACAACTTTCCAATCTCCAAAGTCAAGAGAATACCTTTATTCTTTTAATTGATGAAATCAATCAACTCAATTCAAAGAATAGACAATTAAAGAATGACATTAACTCACTTCATAGGCGAATTGAGGACTTGGACCGAGACATCAGAAAACTTAGGGATACGGATGTCAGTCAACGGGAGCAGTTTTCAATTCTTAAATCACTCGACAATCAAAGTAAAGAAATCCAAAAAGTCATCTCAGAAACAAAAGAGGAGAAAGATTGTCTCACCACAGCAACGCAACTTCTCAAAGATTCGGGAATCAAAACGCGCATCATCAAAAAATACCTCCCGACGATGAATAAACTCATCAACGAGTATCTGGACAAGATGGAGTTTTCAGCAAGTTTCATGCTCGATGAAAGTTTTTCTGAAGTAATCAAATCTAGATATCGTGATGAGTTTAGTTATGAAAGTTTTAGCGAAGGAGAAAAAGCTCGTATTGATATTGCTCTTCTGCTTACTTGGCGTAGCATTGCTAAACTTAAGAATAGCGTGGATACTAACCTCCTTATTCTAGATGAAATCTTTGACGGGTCTCTAGACCAATCTGGCAATAGTGACCTTGGTTGGATTCTAAAAACGTTTGATGACAAGACAAACGTATTCGTCATCTCACACCGCGACAACATGGCAGATAAGTTTGACCGATGTCTGCGATTCGAGAAGCATAAGAATTTCTCATACGTCACGGAAGAGACAACAGCATGACTTATCAGGGGTTGCCTACGGGTGACCCCTATTGTATTATAAGTCCATCAACGCAAGAGACCGATGCTTAACATGGAAGTCAAGGGCAACCTCGCCCGCCTGCTCGCCACTGAGAATCTGGTTGTGGAGCACCGCAACGTAGAGACTGCCATGTTTAACGTCGTTGACCGTGTGCTGACCCTGCCCATGTGGAAACGTGCCAGCAGCGATGTGTATGACATGCTGGTGGGTCATGAGGTCGGTCACGCTCTCTACACCCCACAGAAGTTTGGGCATGACTATGGTGTGCCCCAGACCTATATCAATGTGGTTGAGGATGCTCGCATCGAGAAACTGATGAAACGTAAGTTTCCTGGTTTGTCTCGTAACTTCTTTGTTGGATACAAAGAGTTGGATGAGCAGGACTTCTTCTGTATTGGTGGTCGCGACCTTGATTCTTATACTTTGATTGACCGTATCAATCTTCACTTCAAGATTGGTGCTTACTCTCCTATGCCATTCTCTGTAGAAGAGAAAGAGTTGGTTGACTTGGTTGCTGATGCTGAGACCTTTGAAGATGTTGTAGAAGCAACTCGTCGCATCTTGGCATACACCAAGGAGAAGGAGATGGAGAAGGTTGCTGACATTCCTGACGCTGAGGAGATGGGTAATCCTTCACCCATGGCGCAGGATGGTGACTCCATGACCCACGAAGAAATGATTGAGGAAGCAGCACGGCGTGAGAGTGCTGATGCAGAGGAGACTGGCAATGAGGGCACTCCTACCACTGGAGCAGGAGACCTTGGTGGTGAATTCAAGTCTGAGACTGACGCTGCATTTACTGAGTCTGCCAAAGACCTGACTTCCCAGGAATATGGTGAAACTCACTATGTTGAGATGCCACCTCTTGACATCGAGACCTTTGTCGTCTCTAACAAGACTGTCATGAAAGATTGTGATGAATGTTATGCTGAGCAATCTGCTGATAGTTTTCAGTGGGCAGATGGTGACTATATGAAGTATCGCAAGGAAGCGCAGAAAGAAGTCAACTATCTGGTCAAAGAGTTTGAGATGAAGAAGTCTGCAGACCAGTATGCTCGCTCTAGCACTGCAAAAACTGGTGTGCTTGACACATCTAAACTTCACACTTTCAAGTGGAATGAGGACCTCTTCAAGAAAATTAATGTTGTCCCTGATGGTAAGAATCATGGATTGATTTTCGTCCTTGATTGGTCTGGGTCTATGGGTAGTATCCTTCGGAATACTGTCAAGCAACTTCTCAACATTGCATGGTTTTGTAAGAAGTGTCAGATTCCTTTTGATGTCTATGCATTTACCAACAACTACTGGGTTGACCGTAACTTCAATTATCGTGATGAGCTGTATGAAACCTCTCATCCTCACCACGAAACCGTTGAGGGATACATCGAGATTCAGTCAAACTTCCGTATGCTGAATATGGTTTCCTTTGATGGAAAGAGTGGCAAGAATCTTGAGAAGCAACTGCGAAACTTCTGGCGCATTGTTGGTGGTGAAGTCATGTATTGTGGTTACAGGAATCCTGCTGGTTACAGTCTCTCTGGCACCCCTCTCAATGAGGCAGCAATCTCTCTGACTGCTATCATCCCTGACTTCCTCAAGCGCAACAAAGTCCAGAAGACTAACGTTGTGATTCTGTCTGATGGTGAGGCACAGTCAATTTCTTACAATCGTAAGTTGACTTGGGGTGGCGAATCTAAGTTTGGTCGCCGCCACATTGACCATGATTGTGTCCTGCGTGACCGTCAGACTGGTCGTGTCTATCCTTCCTTTGATGGTGGTTACTACAGCAGTGGTGACCTGACTACCAGCACCTTCCTTAACGCTGTCCGTCACAGATTCCCTGATATCAATCTGATTGGTATTCGTCTTCTCAACGGTCGTGCTCTCCACACTGCCATGGCCAGTGGTCGCTGTGAGACTGCCTATGAGAAAGTCCAGAAGCAGTGGAAGAAAGAGAAGACTGCCGCAGTGCCAGAATTCAAT